GAGATAGCGTAGGTAATCGACATAATCGTCTCCGTATGTTGCGCGTGCTTCCGCATATTTTTGAAGTGCCAATGAATTTCTTAAATCGCTTATTGTTGCTGCAGTTGCGTTTGTTAAATCCGCGAATAATTGTGTTTGTGTTCCCGATGCGTCTGCAGTTGCTTTTGTAAAGGTTGCTGCAGAATTATCCAGGTTATACAACCCACTACCTATAGTGGGATTCTTTACAGAATAGAATGATCCTGCCACCCCCGTTCCTTTTATTGGCGCCGTTGTTCCTAAAGGAAGAGAGACAGCTGTCCCCTGTTGTTTTTCTGCTCTTGCAGTTGTGTAATAGTCTTTTCCCCAGGAGATCTTCTGCACCGTGTTCGTATCTTCGGAAACTGCCGATATGATATCTTTGTCCCTGTAGTAATTGTTGTATATTGCGTTGTATCCCCTAATCGGTAGAGCAATAAAGGTATTTGATGCATCGTCGTATACTCCCATATAGTCTGAAAGATCGCCTTCGGTATGCGCTCCGCCTGCTATTGTTGGTATGGTTCCTGCTGTTTTTCCTGTTATATGTGCTTCCCATCCTGACCATAAATTGCGGTTCACAACATAGAAATGATGTATTCGTACATCAATTGGGTGCATTAAAGGTTTTAGTTGTGGTGTTATGCGTACCATAGCGCTCGAGGACATCTCAAATCCATCGCCCGGAAGTGTTTCTATCGTCGAGATAGGTATTAACTGACCCATATCACATGTGAGCAAATGGTAGTGAGATAAGTTGTGGTTTGTTCTTTTCATAGCCTGAATCCTGCTCTCTGTCTTAGTGATGGTGATCGCCTTGTACTATTTCTCCTAGTCGATCTTCTTCTAAATGATCTTTTTGAACCTACTCTTCTATTACTTCTTCTTCGATATGGCATTATGGCATTGCTCCGAATTCTGCTGGTTTAGCGTACTTTTTCAGCAGGTGTTTTTTGCGAACCCTTATCGGGATGTGTTTTCTGATATTTTCTTTCATTGTTTGTTTTAACGATTTCTTTCCTGTGTAATCCCTAAATAATCTGGGCCAGTCTATATTTTTATTTCCATGATATGCGAATACTGCTGCACCTATAGCAAGTGGATTTTCGAAGAATTCATCGATTTCATCGATTGGCAACCAGACTTCCTGTTTCCCAATCCTTATCTTCGACATTATTGATTTTACGTTTAAACTTTGTTCCGGGTTTTTCTTTACGAATGGGTCTACTTGACCCTTATTTATTTCCTGTACCGCTTGATTAATTCTCGGAAGAACTATCGTCGGATCTACATTTTTTTCTTGTTGAGAATTTGCTCGATCTGTCTCGCGTCTATATCTACTATTTTCTATTTGTTCCTTTATTAGGTCTTTTTGTAGATTTACTAATTCTTTATTTGCCACATTTCTTGATATTTGTCTAACCGCATCCCCTGCTGCTGATCCCGATCCCATTGAAGGTTGAAATGATGTTGTATTGGCTCCCATTGCAAACAATGGGTGTACTCCTGCTGCTACTGCATCGTCTGTTCGCCATTGTATGGCGTTTTGTGCGAATTCTCGTTGATACCTAATGTCCCTTTTTTGTTGTTTATTGTCAAACATTCCTCCTATAACTGGGCCTAATATATCTCCTGCGCCTAAGCTGTCAAAGAATCCCATTTTAGCACCTTGAGTTGAATCTATCGGTTCTTGGATTAGTGCGTGAAGCACCTTTCCCTGATGATCTCATACTGAAGTATTCGTGTCTAGCATTTGCTTTTTTTGCTTGGCAAGAAGGAATTTTTATAGTTTCTTTTGGTATATTCCTTAATATTGCTAACTTTATTTTTCCTTTTATTCTGCTTTTTGCCCCTAGTATTCTCATTAATACTAATGGCCTCATCGCTTTTCCGACTATCGCCGGTCTTAGAAATGACTTATTTTTTAGAAGCCTCCTATTACTAGTAATCGACTCACGAGGCTGCGCACGCGTTAAGCGTTCCTGAGTCTTTTTGAGTCTTCTTTTTTTTGCCATTATAATTTTCTATTTAGTTTGTATCTTCTGTATGCTTTGCGGCCTCTGGCCTCGAGCTCGAGTAGTTCCTGGTCGTCCCTTTCTTCGTCCGCCCCTAACTCGTTTAGTATTATTGATCTGTCTGATCTGATAGCCTTTTGCAGTGTTGTTACTTTTTCTCCGCCTAACCCTTCTATTATTTTCTCTCGCATGTATCTTCCTAGTGGGTATAGCTTTCCACCGAATTTTATCATCTGAAGATCGTTGGTTATTTGTACGCCTTCTATATATTTTGTTCCAACTTTGTGTTGTTTTAACATCCTTACTATTTTTGGTATTTCTTTGTAGCCTAGCTTTCTTGACATTCTAATGAATTCTGGCTCTAGTTTTTTTCCTAGTTGTTTGTGGGTAGTTAAAGATTCCAAAACATATCCCACAACATATCCAAATATTCTGAGCCCGTCCTCGTTACTAAGTATAGGAATAACATCAGCAAACCCGATCGGTATATTATCTTTAGTCCAAGCGTCAATAAACGGGCTTTTGATGCAGACAATTTTTCCTCGAGTTCGGCAGTAGCCCATTTCAAATGGTAACTCTCGATCCGCAAATAATACGAGGTGATAATGCGGACGCCCTTTATCTTCTCCATATTCACCGCATGCAAGATATCTGTATGTGAAGTTTGTATTTTTCCGCAAGCGTTTTAAGAATTCTTGTAATTGCTTCGGGACTAAGTTTCCCCCAGGCGGTAAATGCTCCTGGTTGTATGTCAGCGTCACATACCAAGCCTGATATGATGTCCTGTTCTCCAATGATAATCTTAGTATTAATTCCTTTTTTCGCATAACTCGACATGGTAGACATTGTCCGCACGGAAAGTTCGTTCGAAATTTCATCCCATTGACTTGGCGTAAATTTCTTACCATTTTTATACATTTCATTGAGGTAGTCCACTCGCTTTCTCCAGCCTTTTTCTTGATTTATTAGCATTTTAGCGTTTTCCGGTGTCGTCAAACGCAATTCACAACAAGGCTGTGAATTGTGGGGGATACCTAGTCCCCCTTTTTGGTTTACGTTACTGGTGGTTCCGGCGCCGGTTCATCTAATACCGGCGCCGGTTCTGGCGCTGGTTCTACTACTGGTTCCAATACTGGTTCCGGTTCTGGCGCTGGTATTAATACTTCTTCTTCGACTACTTCGAAACCGGATAATCCGATTTCTCCGTCTCCGTCTACATCGAAGTTAAGAGCTTCTTCTATAGTTTCTATTTCTGAGGCACCATATCTCTCTAGTGCCATTTGACCAACCATTTTCCTTATTTGATCGTGGAGTGTCATTGGTTCCTCTTCCGCTATTTCTATCGGAATCGGATCGTATGGCTCCGTTGCTGGATGTATTGGTGTTGCGTCTATTGACCATAGTGCTTTTGTTTCGGTCCTGACCTCGAGTGTAAAGTCCTCCGTTGTTTTTATTGTTTTTATTCCATTATCATCCGAGACTCCAAGTACTCGGATTGCTTTCCCGGTATCGTCTAACTGTATTAACGAAAACGGTTTCGATCCCTGAAATAATATCTGTGCATCTTTCGATACTTCGATTTTTTGTGTGCCTTCCTGTAACATGATTAAACTCCCGTCCAAGCTACTTTTGATACCATGCGTTTTGCAACGACACGGTTATTGACCATTACCCAACAAGAATCCTCTACCGCATCCGCGAAGGTTCTTTTGGTTGGTGTACATTCTAAGAATGTTTGATTGAGCGCTGGATCCGATAGAATCCTGCCCATATGCCAATCATAGTTAGTTGAGTTACGCATCTCTGCACTTACCCTAGAGGGTTCCGAACGATATTCGTCATACCTACCTGAATATCCGAAAACTCCTGCTGGTGTTGTATGGTCGGCTGCTAATTCTTTATTTAATATACTTTGGACACCGATCCCTTCGAGCTCTTTTGTATAGTAATCTTCTTTGTCTGCCCTTGACCACTTTCTGTGTAATCCGTTTACGTAAATACTTTTCGGCCTTATTGAGAGCATTGATATTATCCATCCGTGTTCTTCGCAGAAGTATCTGAATTTGTTAGACCGTACTGCTCCAATGCCATGGCCAACCATAGCCCCAGGTGTGTTGGCTCCTGTCGTATTGAGGATTTCACTGAAAGCAATAGTTTGTTTTCCACCGCCGAGATATACCGGTCGGTCGATTCTTGCGTCGCTTGGTTTAATTCCGAGATAGCGTAGGTAATCGACATAATCGTCTCCGTATGTTGCGCGTGCTTCCGCATATTTTTGAAGTGCCAATGAATTTCTTAAATCGCTTATTGTTGCTGCAGTTGCGTTTGTTAAATCCGCGAATAATTGTGTTTGTGTTCC